AATGCTTTGAATACTCCACAAAAAAGGGTAGCGTACGAACACTGGTTAAAAGGATTACCTGAATATCGTTCAGTGGCTGATCAGGAAATGATCCGAAGAAACATTGACGAGTTCCTACAACTTCCTCCAGAACGAATTCAACTACTGGATATTGAGGGTCGAGCTGAGGCACGTGCCAACGTTCCAGGACGTAGGATCCCTGATCCTGACGCTCCCACAACTATAGAAGGGATAGTCGCTGAAAATAAAAGATTAGTTAAAGAACAGACAACACAACATCAAATCGCCGTTAAAGATAAAACAGAGATGCTGCAAAGCGGATCTGTTCCAACCAGGATTACCGAGAAGTTTAGTTTAGGGGAGAGTCTAACACCCATTCGAACGGGAGCGCAGGCAACAACCAGTGAATTTTTAGGTTCGCATGCCTACGACGTGATTGGCATGGCCAATTTTAATCAGATGCCGGTTAAAAATATGGTGGAGTATTTAGCCGGGATGGTTCGATCGGGTAAATTGAAAAAGGAAGAATTATTCGATGCAGGACTGTTAAAACTCGATGCGGCTAATAAGCCGGTTGGGGGAACACTTTTCGATTTGAGCGCCAATACACCTAATATGGTTATTGGTAAACAGGATGTTTTAAAAATACTTAAGGAATCACCCGCAGAGAATTTAAGGATACAGACGTATCGAACTGCAACGGTGGACCCTGCTGTTTATTATGATCTCTATGCCACGACATCGATGATGGGGAACACGATGGACAACTTTCTTCAAAAAAGCATTTTTGCAACCAAGAACACAGCGTCAAGAGGTAAACTAAGACAGGTTCAGAAAGATGTTGCGGCTTTGGATAAATCCATGTTTGATACCGCGAACGCTTTGACCTTTGAAAACAGTAATTTTAGAAACGAATTTTTTTCCCCGATGATGCAACGAATGGATGATCTTATGCCTTCATTGGATTCAGGAACCCAACAAGTCTTGCGTGCGTATATGGAAAACGCCAAAAAAATAAATCGAATGTCTAATGATATTCAGGTTACTAAGGAAGGTCCGATTCAAGCTTTTCAAAGTTCTGGTGGAACACATGCTGGCCATGAGACGAGTACCATGGAAGGAGGATTCGGTTACTCAGAAAAGGTTATTTATTTGGATGAAACGATTCCTTTTAATCGGAGTAAAGGACGAACAAGATTTACCTCTCATTTTCCCCAGGACAATCCGATTGTCCATAGTCGCTACAAGACGCGTTACGATCGATCTGGAAACCAGATCATTGCGATTGAAGAAATTCAATCCGATACTCTGCAGCCGTTTTGGGACACGGGGGCCAAAACAAAAAGAGAAGCGATGCTGAGTCCCTTCGGAAACCAATTAACCGAAGCGTATGTCAGACGAAGATTGAGGGAGCTTAATGAACAGATGGAACCTTTTCTTCCCAAGAATTTAAAGAAAGAAGTGGCACCAGGCCAATGGGTCAAGCGTTCTATTACCGACAAGGAAATTAAAAATCTTCAGGCATTAGATGCCGAGAAGGCGGAGCTAAGAAACTTTTTAACTAAACGGGATTTCCAGATAGAAGGAGAAGCTACTACGGCAGTCAGACACGGAACCGAAATGAGTCAGCCAGAAAAAGTTGATTTTTTCCCGTATATGAGACGAACGGGAGGAGTCCCAGGATACGATGTCTTGATGATTAAAGCTATGCTTGACGATGCCATTCGTACAGGGAAGAAAGGAATTACTATTGTTCCCGCAGGGGTTGGAAATCGATCTACAGACGCGGGTATGTATTTATTTTATGGAGACGCCAAAGGAACCAAATTAAAGGGACTGGAAAAGAAGGCTATTACAAAAAAAGGCAAGAAGAAAATATCCCCCGATGCCATTTATATTGATGCTTTAAAAGTAGTGGCTAAACAAATTGAGAAAGAGCATGGTATTAAATTGAACGTAGTGCAAAGAGAGATCTATAATTATAATCCCATGAATACGTTTGGTATTGAAAATAAAAGTGGCAATGTAATTGCTTCCTTTAAAACCAGGCAGAGCCGTGATTTTATTTTGAATCAGAAGAATCAAGCGAGTGCCAGCAAAGAAGGATTCACGGGGGTTAATTTTAGTAAAGACGCTCCAGGACTACCACACGATGTTCACCGTATTCCTACTGGTAATTTTAAATCTATTGTTCTTGAGATTCCTGACAGCGCAGCGAAGATTTTGAGTAAAAAGAAACTGTCCACTTATCGACACGGTGGTTTAGTTGCAATAACGCCTAAAAGAGAGTATTTTGCAGCAGTGATTTAATTATGAGAGATATTTATAAAACAGTGAAAAAAATGCAAACGACTCCGGTCTCTGATCGCGTCAAAGCGATGCTGGCACAACCGAGAGGTGTTCCTCAAGCGCGGAAAATTGCCCGTCAGACATTGCCCGTCAGACAACGGGTTATGCTAACGGAGGAAAGGTGCAAAAAGCGTTTCTAGGAAAATTCCTGGAAAAACTTGGACTGAGGGATGCAAGCAAACTCAAACAAGTTTCATCCACCCGTCAGGATCCACTTGATGCAACAGGGCAAAGTTATACAAGAATGAGACCCGAGCCCACTCCTGAACAAACAGTCGATATTTTTCAACAAAAATTTGCTAAAAGGCATCAACAGAAAGGAGGAGTTATGGAAAAGAGAAAAACTTATAAAGAGGCTCTCAAATTAAAAGATAAAGATAGATTGACTAAACGAGATATTGAAAGAGCTGAGGAACTTACGAAAAAATTTGGAGGTCCACAAGGAACTATTAAAACTTCCTATGAAGATATTAAAGCACTACACGAGAAGTTAAAGAAGGAAACGCCGAGAGGAAAAGGAAAAGAAAAGGGGAAAGAGCACCGAAAAAAATTATTGGATTTGATGCGCAAAGCAACTGGCTATGCAGAGGGATTTATTACCGGAAAGAAAAAAGGTGGAGCAGCGAAGAAAAAGACATTTTTAGAACGGAGAAGACAGCTCTCTCTTGGGATAGGATCAAGAGATAAAAGTCCATTTTTAGAACGAAGAAGAAAATTATCTATAGGAATAGGAAAGAAAAAAGGCGGTTTAATAAAAGGTAAACCTAAATTAGCTACACGAGGTTGGTAATGGCACGAAACCAGAATATGGTTGAGGTGGAAGATGAAGAAGAATTAGAGATCCAAACACCTGGAACCACAATTAAAGAAGACGTTGATGTCGTCGAGGATGAAACGGGAAATGTACTTTCAGGTACGCCAGGTCCCGAACTTCCGCGCGAGGATTTCCATGCCAATCTTGCGGAGTTCATGGATGATACCGATTTAAGCAAACTCAGCACACAACTTTTAGAGGATTACAAAGACGACTCCCTAGCGAGAAAATCATACATTGAAACGTATACCAAAGGATTGGATCTTTTAGGATTCAAATATATGGAGGTCACTCGACCGTTTATTGGAGCCTCAGGGGTAACACATCCACTCATGGCTGAAGCAGCAACCCAGTTTCAGGCGCAAGCCTTTAAAGAATTACTTCCGTCTGATGGACCGGTTAGATGTCAGGTTATTGGAAAAGAAACCGCAGACACCATTAAACAGGCGAACCGTGTCAAGGATTTTATGAACTATCAGATTCTTGATGTGATGGAAGAATACACCCCCGAGTTCGATCAAATGTTATTTCAATTACCTTTAGCAGGATCTTCTTTTAAAAAGGTTTATTACGATGAAACGAGCCAACGTTGCAAATCTATTTTTGTTCCGGCGGAGGATTTAGTCGTGCCTTACAATGCGTCGGATCTTTATGATTCGGAACGTATTTCTCATACAGTCAGAATGACCAAGAACGAAATTCGAAAAAGACAGGCTTCTGGATTTTATCGAGATGTAGAACTTCCAGAACCCTTTTTTAAAGAAGACCGAGCACGAAAGAAATACCAGGAACTTGAAGGAGTTACCCCACAGAAATATCAAGATATTTATAACCTGATTGAAATGCATGTGAATCTGGATCTTCCAGGTTATGAAAACGATGATAAAGTTAAGATCCCTTACATTGTTACTCTTGATGAAGACAGTATGACTATTCTGTCTATTTATCGAAACTATAAGGAAAAGGATCCTATAAAGAAGCGAATTTCCTATTTTGTTCATTACAAGTTTTTACCCGGTCTAGGTTTTTATGGCTTTGGTTTAATTCATATGATTGGGGGACTGTCTAAGGCAGCAACGGGAGCGTTGAGACAGCTTCTCGATGCAGCAACTTTAGTCAATTTACCAGCTGGATTTAAGTCAAGAGGTTTAAGGGTTCGGGACGATGCTGAACCGTTACAACCTGGAGAATTTAGAGATGTAGATGCTCCTGGCGGAAATATCAAAGATCAATTTCAATTACTGCCTTTCAAGGAACCGAGCCAAACCCTTTTTCAATTACTAGGATTCTGTGTTGATGCCGGAAGACGTTTTGCTGCGATTGCCGATCTTCAAGTTGGAGACGGAAATCAACAAGCAGCAGTTGGAACAACCGTTGCTCTTTTAGAGCGGGGATCCAGAGTGATCAGTGCGATCCATAAACGTTGCTATTATTCCATGAAAGAGGAATTTAAAATCATGGCAAGAGTCTTTTCAGAATATCTCCCTCCTGAATATCCATACAATGTTGTAGGTGGGGATCGAATGATTAAGGTGAAAGATTTTGATGATCGTATTGATGTGGTACCGGTAGCTGATCCTAATATTTTTTCAATGTCACAAAGAGTGACCTTGGCACAAACTGAATTACAATTGGCTCAGGCCAATCCACAAATTCATAATATGTACGAAGCATACAGACGAATGTATGAAGCTTTGGGGGTAAGGAACATTGATTCATTGCTTAAGCCTGAACCTGAACCACCAGTACCTATTGATCCTGCGGAAGAGAATACAGCAGCTTTACAGATGATAGTCCCTAAAGCTTTTTCAGAACAGAATCATGATGCCCATAATGCGGCGCATATGGCCTTTATTAAAACACGAATGGTGCAGTCCAATCCACAGGTTTATGCCTTATTGCAGGGGCATATCTCCGAACACGTTAGTTTAAAAGCGAAGAACGAAGTTATGCAACAATTTGCCCAGGATCCCCAACTCGGTGAAATGAAACAAAATAATCCAGAAGCGTGGGCCCTTGAATTTGATTCAGCGGTTGCTCAAAGAGTGGTTGTTTTAACCAACGAACTGGTTCAACAAGAAATGGAGTTTTTAAAACAAGTTAATATGGATCCACTGGTTATGCTTAAACAAAGAGAGTTGGATCTTAAAGCTCAAGATATTCAAAGAAAAGACCAAGAAACAGACAAACGTTTGGATGTTGAGACAGATAAATTCCAAGCTCAACAAAACATTGCCGAAGATAAACTTAATCTTGCTGAAGAAATTCAGAGAGGTCGTTTGGATTTAGCCCAACAACAAGCTAAAGATAAAGAAGAAATTGAGCGAGATCGTTTGGCTATAGCTAGACAACAGGCGAGAAATAGAAAATAATACAAGGAACAGGAGCCAAATATTATGCCAGTACATCATGGAAAATCTGGAACATCAGCAGGTGTTCCACAAGGAAATCAACGAAGTCCAGGTCATCCTAGTCAAGATTCTAGTACACCAAAATCACCAACAAGATATGGACCAACCATGAGGGAGGTAGCAGGCGAGATTAAACCTCCAACTACAGGTGATGGTGAAAAGCAACGGGGCGATGGAAAGCCTCTTATTGATATAAAAAAAACAGCAGGAGATGTTGCTGTAAGTCAAGGATTCCAATACGCGGGAATTGATCCTATTTCGTCCATGATTATAGCACCTACGTTTCGATATTTAAAAAAGCTATACCAAAAAAAGCAACCAGAAACCTACTGGGAAAGAGGTGATAAATCTATACAACCTCCTGTTACTAGGGGGGATGGTGGACCAGATAGAGATCCAAATAGACTACAACAAACTGCTGGTACTACGCCCGTTCAACCCGTTAAGAAACTTGCTATGAAACCCTATTATATGGGATTCGATTTTCAAAAGGGCGTCGCTAGCGATGACCACTCACTACATGGACACAAACACCAACTTGGAGTTTCTGGTCAGAAAGTGCCCGATCCTCGCAAAAGAACTTACCAAGGATGGGAATTTAAAAAAGGAGGATTGTCTGGCGGTAAACGCTTTGGTCCTCCCCCTAAAAAAGGACCTAACCCACACGGTAAATGTCCATTTAGACCCGATGGCATTAAAGGTTATGGTGCCGTTAAACCAGGTCGTGGGGTAAAATTCATTGGTACAAAATAATCTAGCTTATTTCGCAGGAATTGTGGATGGTGAAGGCTATTTTTTCCTTGAAAAAGCTAGAAAAAATTACAAAATTCCAGTTTTAGGAGTGGAAATGGCAGAAAAAGACGTTGTTACAGCTTTTCCCGACTATTTTAATTGTGGTTATCTATTTATTCGAACTCCTAAACAATCTCATCATAAACTTTTATATCGTTGGCGTGTCCGTGGACGACCGGCCATCGCGATATTGAAAAAAATGTATAAATACTTTAGTATACGAAGAAAGAAAAACGCGGATAGACTGTTTAAACATAAATTTAAAAAGGATAAATAAGTATGTGGTTTAGTTTAGCAAAACTGGCTCTGAAAACAGGAGGCCATATTTATCAAAATAGACAAAAGACAAAAGCTGCAATGTCGGATGCTGCTTTATTCCATGCAGAACGCATGGCGCGAGGCGAGGAAGCTTACCAGGGAAAACTTTTAGAGGCCCGGCAATCAGATTTTAAGGACGAATTCGTTTTAGTAATTATTTCAGCCCCCATCGTGGTCCTGGCTTGGGCGGTGGTAAGTGACGATCCGATGGCAATGGAGAAGGTAAAACTCTTTTTTGAATATTTTGCCACGTTACCAACATGGTTCACTACTTTGTGGATTTTGGTAGTCGGGAGTATTTTCGGCATCAAGGGAACTCAGATATGGAGAAATGGTGGACCTAAAAAGAAATAATGCCATTTAAATCAGAAGAACAAAGAAAGTATCTTTGGAAAAATGAACCAGAGATAGCTAGAAGATGGGCAAAAGAATACGGAAGTAAGTCTAAGAAGAAAAAGAAAAAGAAGAAAAAAGCATAATGTCAGAATTTGATTTTGTATTAAGACTCCAACGAGAGATAAAGCAAAAGTTGGCTTCGTTAGCTTCAAGTGTAACGTCCGGGTCTATTGACAATTTTGATAAATATAAATATATTACCGGACAAATCAGTGCACTGGAATCAGTGCTTCAGGAAATCTCTAACCTGCTGAATAAAAAGGAGCATTATGAA